CAATGCCATACCATTTAGACTTTTTATTTTTACTTACTCTCTCTGCTACTTTCTTAGCATCAAAAGGTTTCTTAAGACTAGATAGTAAGGTAGTTACACTAACCCACTTAATTTCATCATTAGGATCTACACTCTTATAACTGTGATCATCTGCATTAAATACTATACTCATAACTGTTCTAGTTTATCTTCTTCTTCTTCTGTAGCAATTGCTTGCCATTTACCAAGAGGACATTCTGATGAAAGAGATCTGGTTTTAAAAGTTAATGAGCATCCACATTCATTACAACAAGGAGCTGTTCCTTTTACAGCACATTTTTTGCCCTTGCTTGGACAGTCATCACAAACATCATATCTCATTCTTGCAACATCTTCTACAAACTCATCTCTTACTACAGAGTTCTTAATGCCTTCAAGAATTGCTTTCTTGTTCTCCCAAATTGCTTTCAGTGCTGCTTTCATTTTTCTTTTTTATAAATTCTTGTTTTTTTAAATCTTGCACTTCAATTTTTAAATCTAAATTTTCAAGCTTTTCTAATTTGTCTTCTAACATCTTTTTATTGTAGTAAGCTTTAAAAGTAGATGTATCATGTGAGTCCAATACTTTTTTATATCTTATAATAGATTTTTTAACTAGCGCTGGTCTAGCTACAAATTGACCAAGACCTTCTACATTTACTCTAGGTTCGGTAAGATTTGTTAATTCATTTCTTAAAGATTTATAATAGGCTTGTATTAAATCTTCTACAAGTTCTATTGGTACATTAATTTCTTCTACAAGTTCTTTGTAGATGGCAGATGATTTTTTAGGTATCATTTACCAAAAAATTTATAGTCCAATAATATACCTCCTTCAACTTGAATTTTCAAATTAGGATTAACTAGAATAACTTTTTTGTTTTTAGAATCTTTAAGAACTAAAGAATTTTTTTCACACTTATTAATACAATTTCTTACAGTCTGTTCTGATTTAAAAATTGCATATTCACTTGAAGCTTCATAACAAAAACTTGATAATTCTAGTGGGCCAATTGTACTAAGCAACGTCAAGCACTCAAAATCTGAGTCACTCAAAGCTATTTTATTTATATAACAATGAGTAATAAACTGAAACTTGATAATATCTTTTTTAGACATTACCACTTTTTTCTGTACTTGATTTACTAAAGCCATGGTTATTCTTTTCTAAGCTTTCTCTTACCTTGCTCAGGCATTGTTGGTTCATTGTCAACATCAAAATCATTTCCTTCTGGCTCTGATTCCATTTCTTGTTGTGCTTGCATCATCATTGCATACTGCATTTGAATGTTAGTTCTCTTGAATCTTACCTCATCAATTTTCATGAGAATTTCTTCATATTCAAATTGAGCTTTTAAATAAGGCATAGAATCATTATAAAATGCAAGCATTTCTTTTCTTTTTGCTTCTAATTCTTCAGGAGTAAACATCCTTTCATCTTGTTGATTTTCCATTTTTTTATATTTATGATTTACACAAATATACAAAATAAGTTTAAATGTATATTGTTTAAATAAAAAATCCAGGCACAGAAAGTACCTGGATTACAGTATCTTGTATAATACTATCTATTCTTGATAGTAAAGTTTAAAATTGTAAAAAGATAAAAGTCTCTAGATATATCTATCTCAATTGATAAGATGTCAATAAAAGAGAATCTTACTTTAATAGCCAACTTATCCCATTGTTTGGTATAAGTATTCCAACCATTTCTGAATTTCATACGTACTTATTTATATGGAACATACGTGGTTTTACCACCAGCAGCTCTTTTAGCTATAAGAATTTGCTTACGTTGTTTACCAGCTGAATCATAAGATACATGTACCCAATCAGGATTTTTATCTGTTCCAAATTCCCAGATAAGTTGATCAAAGTTTAAGTTGTCTTTAATAAAGTCAAAGATCTGCTTATTAGTTATGGTTGTACCATCCATGTCAATATCAATTGCTTCACCTTGACAATGTTGTGAAGATAATGAGCCACCAATAGCTGCATTAAGTTCTTTGCTACGGTATCCTGAACTAATACGGATAGGAACACCAAAATGGTCACGGATTGGTTGAAAGACATTTTCAGCTAACTTTTTAAAGTTCTCAATGTGTTCTGGTGTAGGCATGTTAGAGATACCTCTTCTTTTTGCAGTTTCACTTCTTGTTACTTCTGACAATGCTAGATTTTTACTTAGTTGCATTTTATTTATTTTATATGGTTAATCTACTACTTCTTCTGAAGTCTCTTCTTGTTTCTTTGCTTTATTCTTTAAACTCATGATGCGCCCAGCAGTAGTAATACCAAATGCACCTAAGGTAAGTAGCATAAACCCATCAAAGATAAATTCTTTTATGATAAGTTCATTACCAATAACTCCTGTAATTACATCAATAAATAGAACAAATACCATTGCAAAGAATGATATTACACCTACAAAAGCTTGCTCATTAATCTGATTATCATCTGAGATTAACTCTCTAAAAAATTTTTTCATATTTACATTTTTATAGGGACCTTAGTTACCCGTGGTCTCCTTGGTTTAACTATATCAGTTTCCCAACCTTTTGGTGGTTGAACTTGATCTTCATAAGGAAGGATTAACTCTTCACATCTATAGAATATAAGATCTCCAGTATAATCATCCTTTCTTACTTTGTATTGGCTCAAATCTACAGCATATAGTGTTGAGTCTTCCCATGAGTAATAAATCCAGGTAGAGTTAATACCTGCATCTAATATCCAATGTTCTATTATATCTAATCTCTTTGCTATTACTGTATCAAAAACAAAGTTCTCTATGACCTGTGTCTTTTCCAGTAATATAATTTCCTTGGCAGCAATTAAACTATCTCTAGTTGCAATGTTTAATTTAAGTGCTGCAATAGTAGCTTTTTGTTTTTCAAAAATGTTATTAATGTCATCTGCCTGTTTAACAGTCAAGATAACTACACTGTCACCTTTGATTACCGTCTTCAGCGGGTAGTTTGATTGGCTGAAAATCAAACTGGTCACCAGTAGACTGCTTAACATTAATATCTTTTTCATGTGCTAGTTCTTTTTTAATGTCTTTAACTATAGACTTTGTACTATCTAAATCTCCTATAACTTCTGCTACCATATTCTCAAGATTGGCTTTATCTTCTACCAGTTCTTGGTTCTCAGCCTTTAGTTGTTTTACACTACTTGTTAACTTCTTGTTTGCTGTAGTAAGTTGTTTATTTTCTCCAGTCAGTTGTATATTATCTTTTACTACAACTACATGTTCTGTACCACTAGAGAATATTTGTATTACCACCAGTGCAATAAATAGTATACCAACTATAAGTAATTTCTTTTTCATTTTTTACCAAATAGCATCAATACAGTTTCTTTAAGACTCTTTGAGCTTTCAGTGCTTTCATCTAGTTTTTTCTCTAGATCTTCTCTATATTCTCCTTCTAGTTCTTCCACTCTTTGTCTATAGTCCTCTTCACTTTTAATTAGTTTATTAAGGAACATCCAACAAAGATATCCTAGTCCTAGAACAGCAAAACCTAATACTCCATATTGAGTCAATACTTCAAAAGGTCCAAATGACATTACTTCTTAGTTTTTCTTCTAGTTGTTGTTTTCTTTTCTTTAAGCTCTTCTTTTAGTCTTGCAGATTCATCAAGGTGTCTTTTAATAAATATCCAAGCTACATATCCAAGAGCTAAAACTGCTAAACCAAGCGGACCATAGTCTGCTAGTTGTGCAAATACACCAAAATCTGGTGCTGTTGTTTCTACTGCTGTTGTATCCATTATCTCTGTAATATTAATTGTTTAACTGCATCTGATAATTCACCAACAGTTCTAGCTAAGTTTTTAATTTCAAGCTGTGTCTGTTCTTGAATTGCCTGATACTTTAATCTTGATTCTTGTTCTACAAGTTCAATTTTTCCTTTAAGTTTACCAAGACTTTCTGTATTGTTTCTAACATCTGTGTGGATCATTCTTAAAAAATATCCTAGCACACCTGTTACTGCAATCAGTCCCCATTGTATTAATTGTCCTACTTCCATTATTTTATAATTAAACCTGTAGTTAATAATCCATTTAATAACAAAGAAATGTTTCTCTGTCTTTTTAGTTTTTTGATATCAAAAGCTTGTGATGTTATAATAGTATCCTGAGAGTTAATGATATATCTCTGTGCTACTATAATAGTATCCTGGGCTGCTATAATAGCATCCTTTTCTTTGTCTCTTTTATAGAGTACATGGATCATTGTGTCCTGAATCTGGACAATATTGAAGGTATCTCTAGAATTTTTTACATCATCTAGTTGTGCTTGTAAATCAAAAAGACCGTGATTAAGTTCAGCAATAATTGACTTGCTGTTGTCAATTACTTTTCCCTGCTCCTTAATTACAGTCTCTTTACCTTCAATTCTTCTTTCAATAGTTTTCTGTTTACTTACTGGATAAACCTGTGTAGGTTTTCTCATAAGCAAGAACAGGCACATCACAATGAGACATACCTGTAACATGGTTGAAAGATTAATACGTGATATATGTATGTACTTCATACATATAATATACAAAAAATTTATAACATTCCTAGCATGTACTTCTCTGCATTTTTAGTTGTATCATCAGCATTTAGCATAATCTTAATGATTTCTGAATCAATGTGTTTAGGATGTACATACCAATCTTCATATGCACTTGCATCATCTGGTGCAATATTAGTAGCAACGAGAAGATATCCCTTACTTAATAGATAGTTCCTTGATAAGGTTCTATAAGTTTTTGTGATGTCTGCATAGTAGTCATGCTCAAATGTAATAACACCAAATTGGCACTGATCAAATGGGATCATTTTTAGAATCTCAAAGGTTGTTTTAGGTGGCTCACAATCTACCTGTAAGTAGTCAATATACCCTGTAAGTTTACTGTAGTCATACATAGTTGCATCACAATGCACAATAGTATTTTTACGTGACTGTTTAAACTTATCTACTTCTTCCTTTTTAATTTCTAATGATGTTCCTGTCCAGCCAAACTCTTCTAACAATGCGGTATTACTTCCATAAAATGGATCTGCTGCACCAATCTCAAAGTATGTACCATTTCTTTTACCATTTAACATAGTTAGAATAAACATATCTTGATATGTCTGAGAATAGTTCTTCTCAATATTTTCAGATCCAGGGAACTTATATTTTAACTGATCATAGAATCCTTTATGGTATCTTAAAAATGGATCTGGTCCAGAACCTAATGATGTAATAT